TGGAGACTTGTCCATTTGCTCTTTTCTATATCCATCCCTATTTGTCTGGTGGTGGAACCTATTATTGGTTGGCGTATGGTGCTGACGATATAGCGGTGTGGGATGGCTCTTCTTGGTCTGATGTGACTAGGCAGGCTGTATTGACACTGGCCGGTGCCACATCGGCAAGCGCGGCTACCATCACCGTGGATACTGGGGCTACATTAACAGCCCTAGATGCAACAGGAACTCTAGTGGTGGGTAATGACACCACAGAGGATGCCTCTACTAATAGGTATGAATCTCTTACATACAGTGGTAGGAATACAGGAACTGGGGTTATCACACTCTCTGGGACTGCCTCTTATGCTCACTCAGATGATGCTGTAGTAACACCTTCTGGGGACACAGACTCGTTAGACAACGATTACGGAGCCACCGGAGATACCTACAAGTGGACGGCAACAAATCTTAATGGGTTGATTGTCGCCACAAATGGATACGACACACCGCAGATGTGGCCGTTATCGGCTGGAGTACCCGCTCTTGATACACCATTTAGGGAGTTGCGTAATTGGCCGTCTGGGACCACTTGTCAGGTTATAAGATCGTTCAGAACTTTCCTGGTGGGATTGAACTGGGATAGAACCAACCCAGAACCTAGGTTAGTAAAGTGGTCTACTGAGGCGTCATATGGGCAACCTCCGGCAACTTGGAGCGAAATAGATAATACGCTCGATGCGGGTGAATACCAATTAGCCGACACTCCTGGGGACATCATCGACGGGCTTCCATTAGGCGATTCGTTTTTGATTTATAAGAACGACTCAATCTATATTATGAATTATGTTGGGACGCCGTATATCTTTTCATTCAAACTTTTGTCTCCAACAATAGGTTGCCTCGCTAAAAATGCCGTGGCTGAATTCGAGGGTGGACATTTCTTCATAGGTAATTCAGATTTCTATATGTGCAATGGGCAACAGGTAACACCGTTGCTACCTGATAGGTTAAGGCGCACAGTGTTTGATGAACTGAATGGCGACAATTATAAAAAATGTTTCGTTGCGCCAGACTATGTTAGAAATGAGATGATGGCCTGTTACCCGGCTGGAACCTCTACCGTTGTCAATAAGGCCATTATATGGAACTGGAAGAATAATACTTTCAGCATAAGAGATTTACCAAATACGTCACACATAAATTCTGGTATTGTCGCTATCACAGCAGGGGCAAAATGGGGAGCGTCTGCGGTGCTAAATGGGGCTATTACATCGACATCTCCTGCTACCACTGGTAGCCTAACAGTTGTTAGCACAACCTCTACCCCTGCGTTTACCACCGCTGGTACACTGATACTGCAAGGAGATACCTCTCCTTATGTGGGAGAGCAGATAACTTATACAGGGAAAACTAGCACTACATTTACTGGAATAACCAGAGGGGCAAACTTAACTACGGCAGCATCGCACGATAACTCGATAGCAGTTAATCAGGTTACCACCACATGGGATGGAGCGTCTGGTCCGTGGGGACAGACTAACTACGATAATGTAGCAGAGCATATAGTATTTGCTAGGCCGGGAATAAAGGCCACTATAACCGCTGCAACTAAAGCTGATCCAGTAGTTATCACATATACTTTGAGTTCTTACGCAGACCAACTATCCGATGGGGATAGCATCATCATAGACAGTGTGGTTGGAATGACTGATTTGAATGGTAACACTTACACAATAGCAAACATAAATACGAGTGCTGGGACGTTTGAATTATCTGGTGTAGATGGAACGGCGTATGGTACATATACTTCTGGTGGTCAGGTAGTACAGCCAAAGATATACAGGGATAACAAAGGCAACACAGAAGACGGAACCAACATGGTCTCTTATATAGAGAGAACTGGATATGATCTGGATGATCCATCTATCGTAAAGTTTGTATCAGCAGTATATCCTAAAATAGAAGTATCAGGAAACAACTCAGTGAATTTATATGTGGGGCGTCAGATGTCAACAGAAGAGGGTGTTGATTGGAACCCAGATAATGGTGGCGCACCCTATCTCTATAATCCAGCCATTCAGTCGAGAGTACCTTGCAGGATAAGTGGTAAATACTTTGGTATAAAGGTTGAATCACTCACAGATATGGATTGGAAAATGCACGGCATTGCTTTTGAGGTTAAACCAAAAGGAAGGCGCGGTAGCAGGATGATGTAATGGCAGGAACACCTAAATCTATGCTTGGAAGAGTTCAAACTGATCCTATTCAGGGTTATAAAGGATTAAGTTCTTTAAGCCAAGGATTTAATTCGGGTGAACCACAGCAGTCGGCAGTTGATAGAATGTCAGATGCAGCACCAGATCACACCCACGCAGACTTTGAGCAGATTCAGAGGGTTCTAGGAGATATACACAATAGGATGCCCTCCAGCAACCAGGGTTTACTGGGCGATCAATACTCTAAATACACGAAACAACTTGGGAATATGTCGCCCCCTGTTAGTGGTGGTGGGCTTCTTTCTGAACCACCCGGATTTCCGGGTTATGATAATCTTCCCTCTAATTGGGCAGAAGAAGGGTATTCGTGGACTGATCCCAAAACTGGAATTCGTGGGATGATTATATCGTAATGGCGTATGGCCCAAAAGATTTCAAGTCTGTCAACAGGTGGTCGCCTAACCCAGCCCCATCCACGCCAGAACAGTTACCAGATTACCTGTTTAATGAGCTAAACAGGCTTGGTGATATAGTATTTAACTTAGACACATTCAGACTAGAGCCAACTTATGTCGAACCAGAAAAATCGAGAGCAGGGGATATTAGATACGCAGCAGGATATGGAACCTCAGGCACATGGGGAGCCTCACTTGGGGCAGATGGAATCTATTGGTACAACGGAACCACTTGGACAGCCCTGTGATGTATCTATAATACACAAGGAAGAGGTAGCCTCTGTATGGGAGGAAGTCTATCCGATACTTGATAGATGCCATGCCTACGCAAATGGCGAGTTAGAGACCCAAGATTACTTTAAGATGGTTGAGAATGGGGATATGCAACTATGGGTTGCCACAGACGAAGGAGTTATATTTGCCGCCATGTTGACTGAGTTTGTAGTGTATCCCAGAAAGAAAGTTATGCGGATCGTGGCTATTGCTGGTGAAGGGATGGATCGTTGGATGAGGTTCTTTCCTGCATTAGAGGCTGCGGCAGTTCGAGTTGGTTGTACCGGCATTGAGGCTTTCGGTAGGAAAGGATGGCTCAAGGTTCTAAAGGATTGGAAGTGTTCCTACCATGTACTAACAAAAGATATAAAACATAGGTTACAATAATGGCATCACCAGGCGCAAACATACCAGTATCAAATACATACGCTCAGGCGTTAGCCCCAAACATTACCTTACCCGGAGTGTCTTTGTCGGGTATGCCAGAAACGGTAAGTTTGTTGCAGGGGAGTATTCCACAAATACCAACAAGCGGTATTTTGAATTTTAATCCCATTCAAATAAGTGAGGCCGGATGGAATCCTCCAAGAGCCGGAGCAGATATTCTTGGGTTTGTAGAAGAGTATCATAAGAAAAAATCTAAGGCTAAGGAAGAAAATAATAATGGAACAGAAGGCGCAGACATAGAGACTGATCCAGATAAAATGCGATACAGAATTCACCTTCCTTATAAAGATGCGAATGGTAAATGGGTTGGATTTAGGTTGGAGGATAAGTGGGCTGACCCTGGCGGAGCACCGAGCCAAGCGGGAGCCGGGAAGGGTTCATTTTCGGGTATGGAGGCTGGCTTAGCTGGCCCTAAATAAAGGTAATAAACTATGAGTGGATTAACAAGATCACAAGCCACTGACGCACCGTGGGACATCCAAGTACCTTACTTGGAGGCAGGCTTTGATGAAGCTGCTCGTCTTATGGACCCCAAAAATGTACCGGAGTATTACAAAGGTAAGACTCTAGCCGGTTTCACTGCTCCAGAAAAGAGAGCACAGAAAGCCATTATGCGGTACGCTGGTGGTCCCGCTGTACAGAAGATGCAGGATGCGTCTGCTAACCAACTCTTAGGAACCTATAATTTAGCCAACCAATTGGCACAACAGGCAACAGGATATGGTAGTGCAGCGGCTCAGGATGCTCAGGCTAGAGCCAATGCTGTAGGGGGTTACGGAGGCGGCCTCATGGATTACGGTAAGGGGGCTACACAGTATGGTATGAGTCAGGGACAGTACGCAGGTATGACCCCGTTCCAAGAATCACAGATGGCAGAGATGTTGGCTGGGGATGTGGATACTTCCTCACTT